AAGCCAGAGTTATTATCATTTCCAGATGGATTCACATAAAATACGGTTTGCACAGGATGCTTTGGTAAGTCAGGAAGCATATTATTGAAGTTAACACCGTTATAGACAAATGTTGTCTCCATATTTGCAATGATGTCACCATTCAATAACGCTGCACCATTAGAACGTACCAATGGAACAGATGCTAAACCATTCAATTGTACATTGACCGCAGCAGTATTCGTATTCTTAATTAAAATATTGAATAACATACCAATTGCAAAACTAGTCGGGACAGGATTTGTTGTCGCGATAACTAGGTTTGGTGTGACTGAAGTATCTGTACCAACATAAACGAGAGAGGTATTTGCAGGTCCAGTGCCAGCTTGGACAAAGTTATTTAGAGTTCCGGCTGTTACGAGATTAGCGAAGATATCACCAGCATTCCAATTCTTAGCGGTTGTACCTTCTTGCGCACGAACAATCGTCGCTATATCACCAGCCATAGCTGTGACATGTACAATTTCATTTATTGTCTTTGTAGCTTGATCATAAAAAGTTGCAACGTAAAAGTTTCCTCCCGTAGGATTAGGAAATGAAGCACCTGTACCTGCTGCCAATTGAACAGAAGTACTCGCCGTGGTAATGCTACCAGAGATCGTGGTAGAGGCGTTGTTACTCCAAAGAATTGTCATCTTTCCGCCCTATCCAATTGTACAGGTGACATTGAACTGATACGGCATTTCTAGCACCCCAGACTTCAATGCTTCATTAAATGTTGTCATATAAGGTAAAGGTAGGTATGGAACATAAGTTGTTTCTAAATCATTTAAATAGATTCCCGCTTGCCCTATATCTTGTGGATTACTCAATCCTCTTTGTGGTTCAAATCCATTAGGGCCAAATGCATTAAGCATCGCCCCTCCGGTTACAGTTCGTTGCCCTAAGACGAATCGAATAGTGATATTTTGATCTGTACCAAAGGTTATGCTAATTTGATCAGTTCTAGCAATAAATGCATCATCAGCATCAGCATATCCATCAGAAGGAATTGTGAAATTAGGATCAACAGCATAGCTTGGAGCAATCCCATCCTTTCCATATAAGAACCGCCAAACACGGCGCTTCAACCAATGTGTACTGAAGTAATTGCCATCACCCTTAAAGAAGTGCCATGTTAGAATACGACGATATAAATCATCATCTGTTAGAACGATTTGACCAACACTCAATTGTTGGATCATATTCAAACCAAACTTTACTGAAACAGCAGTCGGAGGAATGCCCCAATTGGGGAATAACCAATTGGGACCCCATGTATTCAATGGACCCATAATGACAGGTTGACCAGTATTCAAAGCCGGCCGACTCATCCCATATAATCCAGTGCCAACCCAATCTAATAAGTCTCCTTGAACTACAGGTCCCGTATAAATCGGCAAATTCAAAGCATTAAAAGTGTCTACATAATCCTGTTGGCATTGATTCTGTGCCTGTACAAACTCTTGTAAGTTATCATCATCACTATATTCTTGATATAAGTAAGATGGAATAACATTCGTTAGCCCGGTAACACCGGGAGGTGGGAATGGTTGTCCTCCAGTAAATCCACCAAGAATTGCACCAGTTCCACTTCCTGGAATACCTGGGACAATGCCAGGAGGATAAGGAACTGTATATGGTGATGAAAAAATCGCTGTAAAACTGTGGCCAGTAGTCGCGGCATTAACCCAGACATTACAGTTAGGTGGAGTGAGAAATGCCTGTCCAGGTACTAATTCTATAGTACCATTCTGCGGACCAATTACAGCAGGGCCTAGAAGATTAACCCACAAAGATTCTGCATGAGGGATACCTTGATCAGCAGCAAGCGATGGATTAACAATATATCCACCACTCGACCCCATAGTTGTATCAGCTACTAGGACAGAAACTCCAGATCTCGCAACCTTACTTACTTTTCCTACAAGTAAAAGTTTCATAACCCCTGAACCACCGAAATTTGTGTAGAATCAGTGTAGAAGTAGCTGTAGCGATCTCCATAGATTACTTGTGTACCAGCAGAAGGAGAGGCACCTACACCACTAATTGAAATAATCCATGTTATATCAATAATAAGTTCACCAGCAACGATATTAGCAATAGAATCAATAAACACTTGATTAAGAACATTTAAATTTATAGGAGTAGTTCCAACAGGTAAACTATTGATGTATTCTACAATAGCAGGAATTGAAGCTTGCGAAATAGCAGATGGAGAAACATAATTTGGTGAGTCTGTTACCCAAGTACAAATAATATTCACCACTTCTTGCGGTGGCGTAACAAATGGAATAACGAAAGAATCAGGATAATCAGAAATAGAAACATACTCATTAATAGGATTTGGAGTAACAATTCCACCATATTGCCAAGTCCCATATTGAGTTGCATCTACCGGAACAGTGAACGTTTTTAATCCAGTAACAGTAATAGAAAATGGAACATTATTAACAAGTGGCATACCTGTATTACCAGATATAACTTCAATATCTCCAGTTACCAAATTATGATTATCCACAGTCGTAATAGTTAACGGATTAGTATTCGACATACCACCAACACGAATTTCAGCGCCAGACAATCCTTGTGTATAGAAGTGCGCACTCCAGATTGCATAAGCGACCTGATAGGCGTCACCTCCACCTACAATAATAATAAATACTTCTTCATCTTCTTGTTCCTGTACAGATACTAATCTGTTCTGAACTCCAGGCACATTAGCCAGTAACGTCTTCAAATAGCGAGCCATACCCGTAGAGGCAGCTAATCCAGCAGTGTAGCATCGTTCCCTAAATACACTAATTGGTTCACCAGATTGAGATGGTATACCAGCAACAGGATTATTAACAATTAAAGAGATACTGGCTGGCACAGAAGTAATCATTTGTACAACTGTGTTTGGAGCTACCGGCCATGCGCCTTGAACAGTAGCAAGACAATAAATGGGAAGTGAGGTACCATTCACACCAATAATACCCCCAGACTGACATACATATTGATATGTACCATCACCAACTATAAATCCTTGAGCAATGGTATAGCCGGGAGGGCCAGAGAATACGACATAGACAGATGTGTTTGTAATAGGCTGTGAATCAACACCATAAAGAACACCGAGTTGATTTAGGAGGTAAGCATTGGCACCATAAGGAGTAATAGAGTTAACAAGGTCAACAAGAAAACTATCACTTTCTACCAAGGCATATGTATCAGTGCTAGAGATATCTTCAATTAGTGAACCTGGAAGATTAGCAGTATAGTCTGGGGCATTGCCCGCAACAAGTGTTATCAATCTATTCCGCAAGTCAGCAGGTGTCGCTGGTTGCAACCCTTGAGATGTCATTATAAGTGGAAGGATAGCCATGATATTATATCGGTTGTACTGTTGGATAGCCGGAAGCAGTGGTTAAACCAATTATAGAACCATAATTGGTTAGAACTTGGATATTGTAGGCAGGCACAGGTCTTCCATCATCATCTGGTGCCCCTTGTAAAATAGGAGCAGCGGTTAGGATAAGTGAAGCAAAGAATTTAGAAAATTGTTGTTGAGTACGAACCATATAGTAGTCTGGGAAAATTTGCATGACTACAGATGGATGCGCTGGAATACCATAATTTGCGAAGAACGGACTTTCACCTAAGTTCAATTTACATACTTGTGCAAGAGTAGTTAGGTAAACAGAATCATTGAATCCATTGGTATCGGTTGCAACGACCCACCACGTCTTCTTGCCGGTTACGACATCTCTGGTACGCCCATATGTTCTCATCCAACCCTCGCCCAGACATTGATGCTTATACCACAAGTGGTACCAACCTGACAATATTTTCCAGTCTTTCCATCTCCGCCAAGGAAGACTTTGCCGCTGCCAGGATCGTGGTAAATGATATTCGAAGATTTCATCGACACAGTCTTATTCTGCTGATCCACAGTTACATTGTGATTAGCATCTTTACTTTGAACAAGAGCCTTGCCATTCTTATCAAAACTAAATTGAGTAAGGTCCTGATTCTGTTGCTGCTGACCTGTTTGTTGCCCAGTATCAGACGTTCCACTTGTAGTTGCATCGAAAGTAGTGACACTATTAAATTTCTGCTGTTCATTCCTAAACATAGTTGTTCGTCGCAATGACATCATTGCAATTTGAGAATTTTGTTGATTCTGTTGATCCTGTTGACTTTGTGCTTGTTTTTGATATGGCCCAGCGATCCAACCATTAGGGCCACCCATATGAGTTAATTGGTCATAATCACGCTGCGGATTTTGCGTATGGCTAAGACCGTTAAACGATAGAGTAGTGAGATTACCACGAGGATAAAAATCAGTGTTACCACCTCCATCACCAGTGACACCGCCAAGATAATAATTACCGGGAACAGCATAGCCCTTATCACCTACTTGAGTAGGTTCCCTAGCATACTGAGAATTAGACTTTGGGATCTTAACTGTTGGAGGTGTGAAGATTCCATTTTGTGTTTCAAATGCAACATAAATAAAATCTTTATCAACCTTGGTAACATGACATGGAATAGATTTGGCTTCCCGTTCAATACCATCATTGATCCGTTTAGCGGACCATTGGTTCATCCGATACTGAAACGGGTGTTTATGTGAGTCGTAACGGCCCATTATGGACTAACCTCGAATGCACCATTGCGGTATATGAGTGTAGAACTGAATATTCCATCAACCATGCTTAGATATCTACCAACAGAACCAAGTACATTTATCTGCCCAGGATCATTAGCTAATGGAAATTCAAAGTATGTATCATTAATATGCAAGCATCGCCATTTTACATTTAGTATGGTAGGATCAAAATTCTCTAAGTAATAATCAACCATTGTACCAGGAGGTGTCATTGTTCCAGTTGAACCAATAGGAATAGGCCACAAAGGAGGTGCCACTAATTCTACAGTCATAACTCTTCTTAGATTATCATATGATAATGAGTTTACTGCTCGAGAAGGTGGTGATTGATACAATGGAACAGTTATTACCCATGAACCATCCAGACCATATACGTTCACATAATAGCGTTGTGCTGATATATTCCAAGTTACAATTATCTTATAATCCACATTATCAAGAGTAACCTTGAAATTTGGAGCAACTAAGTTTGATGGTAAGAATGGGATTACTATTGTCATGGGATATTAGTAAATGGGAAACTAGCAGCATTTGCGATTGCTGGATAATTCATATAAGTTCCAGCAACTCCTTGTGCTGTTGCACCACTCAAACTTGTAAGATTTCCTCCGAGTTGTGTATTAGGATCTTGAATAAGAGCTGGCTGTGGTCCCATAAGTCCTGGTTGCGGACCAGACTGATTCCCATCTGTAACTAATCCACCTGAAGCTTTAGACATTAATAGATTCTGAGCGCCCTGAAGGTCTTCTAGAGCTATCAATGGTTTTTCAAAATCAAATCGCCACGCATTCTGTGGTAATGAATTATTCGATCTAGAATTATCAGTTAAGCTAACCAAAATCAAATTCTGATACATAAAAGCCGGAGTCATTACAGTATAAGTTCCACCCCCATTATTATGATTAGCAAGAGTCTGTTGCAACCCAGTCATCATCATTTGCTTATAAGCGAATGCCTGAGGAGTACGCATTGGGGCATCCATAATAAGCGATAAAGTCAATGGTTCTACAATCGTTGCATTTGCTGCTACGTTTTGATTAGCAAACGGATATTTAGCAATAGTCTGACTAATTAAAGTTCCCCCGGCTAATACATTGAAAGCACCAAAAGCATCATCTAAATCACCGATATCAAATGGAAGACCTAAAGAATTAAATCCAGCACCTAAAAGTAAACTCAGCATAGGTATCAATCCACCAGGAGACTGTGTAGCAATTCCTCCGGTTAATATAATTGGACAAACTTGATATGTTAATTGAACTGCTGTATTTGATGGAGGCATTAGCCTGTCATTCCTGCTGCGGTCATAAAGATATTACTACCGGGGACATTGCGTACGACAAGATTTGCTACTCTAGAAGATTGCCAGTTGTTATAGGATAAAGGACCAAGTTTAGCTGCACCATTAGTCCCTGTAGAATCCTTACCTGTATCGGCTGGATTAGGAGTAGGAGGAGCCATTTTGGTAGCAGCATTAGACCAAGTATCCATCGTGGCACTTGCTCCAGCCCCAAATGGATCTGCTGATGGATTATATCCAACTCCAGGAGCCAAGCTAGATTTACCAAATAACCAAGAACCAAATGTTGAGGGAGCACCACCAGTGATAGAAGGAGCAGGAGTGCCAGGAGCCCCAAATGTTGAGG